CAACTACTTTAAATATCTGACCTGATTTTAATATTCTCGGATAATGAAAATAATCTGTTATACCTACTTTACCATTTGATGTGATTTCTAAACCACCATCATATAATTTAGGCAAATCCGTACCAAGTATAACTTCCATTATTATATCAGAATTAGTAGGTAGATTATATTTATTTACCGAATATTCAAAATGTATTATATCTGTTATATCAGTATTACCAACTGTATAAATACCATCATTTTTGTTAGTATTAATAACATTAAGTTTTTTACCAGTATATAATTTATCATAAAAATTAGGTTCAGACCATTCCGATATTTTATTTTCATAATTCGTGTTAATATAATTATAAATACCAATAACATCTTTACTTGATATATATTTTCCGATATATGTATTTGGATCTTTATAAGATGTATAATATGTATTTTCAAAAGTTGAATTATCAACTGTTGATATAATCATTATTGCATTTTTCTTAGTAGAAACAACTACAAATGATTGATTAGGATTACTAAACTCTAATAAACTACTATCAAATATTATTATCGAACCAATTGGAAATTTAACCTCAAAGTGCTCACCATATATCCATTTAGAATAAAAAGCAGGATCATTATTAACAGGTTCGATATTAGTTATTTGTTGTGATACATTTGTTTTAGATCCATAGAAATGGAATCCGAATTCATTAAATAATTGGAATTTATTAGTTCCTAAGTTACCAATTGATTCAAAATAAAATGTTGGTACTTTCTCTAATGTATATAAAGCATATGTTTTGAATGTATCTGTTGAGTTCTCATCAAAAAGAATATCTCCCTCAAATAATTTTGTATTTTCGTTATAATTTAAGTTTAAACTATCACCGGACTTGTTAAAGAAGTGTAAATTTTTATGACTTGACATTTAATTTTATTAAGTTTTAGATATATATTAATTTTTAACTTCTTGATATTAATATATAACTAAAAATAAAGGTATATAATGAAATACTTAAAATTATTTGAAGACTATAATCAAAAAGATTGGATTACAGGTTTAGATACCACTTGGGAAGATAATGGTATCAAAGTAACACTTACTGATATAAATAACTATTTAGATGAACAGGGTATAGAAGTTGAAGAACTAGATCCAAAATTATTTGAAGATATTATTATAGATGTTGAAAGAGATCAAAATAGAGTAGATAGTGCAGATTTAAATTTTCCAATAATAGTATCTAAAAAAAATGGTGAATTCCAAAAAGTTTTAGATGGTCAACATAGAATTGTAAAGTGTATTAAAAATGGTATCAAGACTATTAAAGCAAGAGTTTTAGATTTAGATACTGCACCTGAAGAATTTAAAAAAATATTTAAATAATATGAAATACTTAAAATTGTTTGAATCATTTTCTGGTAAAATATCAGAAAACTTACAATATCATATAGATAATAATAAACCTATTGTGGAAAACATATTTAGACCAGGTTCTAATCAATACTTTAATCTAATTAAAGAAGCAAGACAGTTATTTGATAATAAAGAAATTGAATTATCAGAATTAGATACTGAATTATTTGAATCAACTGATATAGGTAGATTTTTAGAATATGAAGGTATTTCAGTTCCTTTAGATTTACCAATGGAAACCATAATAGAGTTGAATGAAGCTGAATATAAAGGTAAAGAAGTAGAGTTGAATAAACCTAGACGTGGTGGGACAAAAAAATATCATGTTTATGTTAAAAATCCTAAAACTGGTAATGTTAAAAAGATTGCATTTGGAGATGTTCATGGTGGTTTATCTGCTAAGGTAAGTGATCCTAAGGCTAGAAAATCATTTGCTGCAAGACATAAATGCCATTTGAAAAAAGATAAAACTACTGCAGGTTACTGGGCATGTAGAATAAATCGTTACAAACACATTTTTGGTAAGTCCTATCCAGGATTCTGGTAATCTAAGGGAGGATAAGACATTTAATATGAAAGAAACAGGTATACCAAAACTAAGATCTGTTTCTATAAATGGTATAATATATGAATCTATTTCAAATGCAGTAATTGGTTCAGGTATTGATAGACAAGTTATAAGATATAGATTAAAGTCAAAAAATTACCCTGAGTATTTTTATATATAGAATATGAAATATTTAATGAAATTTAATGAATCAAACTTAGATAACAATTATGTTGTAAAAGTTGATAAATATGATGATGAGAAATTTCATTTTTATGTTGATAATATAAAAGTAGGTTATATTTATATATTATCATATGAGGAAAATGAAATATATCTATCATCTTTTACTATTTTTGATGAATATCAAAATAAAGGATTTGGGAAAATATTTATGGAAAAGATATTAGATTTGATTAAAACCAAATATAAAGAAGAATTTATAAAATTATCTGTAGGATATAGTAATAAAATTGCTATCAATATGTATAAAAAATTTGGGTTTAAAGAAGCAGATCAAAATAACAAGTATGAATTCTATATGATAAAAGAAAATAAATAATATGAAATACTTAAAAGAATACAAAATATTTGAATCTGCTAATAAGAAATTTATCAATGATTTTTTGTTTGATTTTGGTATGTTGATAACAATGGGATTTTCACAAATAACTAAAATGGGTGTTGATCAAACAGCAACTGATGAATTGAGTTCTATGATGAAAAGACTTAGAGAACCTCTTATAAATGGTAAAACATATGCAGAACTAATCGATAATCTTAGTTTATTATATAATAATCCTAAAATGTTGTCTGCATTTATAGGACAGATAAGAGAACTCATATTATACATCGAACCGAGAGTTAAAAACTATGTGAAAGATTGTGATGTTAAAGATAACTGGTTGGAAAAAATTGATAAATTCAAAGAAATATATAAAAATATAGTAAACTAAATGTTACCATTCAACGAAGAAATAATATCAGAAAATTTATTTATCCGAGAATTCAATCAAGATACTGATTCTGGTGATTATAAATGGCACAGAGATAGAGAAGATAGAATAATTGAGTCTATTGGTGAAACTGATTGGCAAGTTCAATTAGATAATGAGTTACCTAAATTAATTAAAGGTGAAATTTTTATACCAATGGGTGTTTATCACAGAGTTATAAAAGGAACTGGAGATTTGAAAATAAAACTAATAAAAAATCCTATTTAAATAATAGGGTTTTTATAATTTAATTCATGATTGAAACGAACTTTTATATATTCTATCAATAAAGAACATTTTTCATATTCTTCTTCTTCTTCAAGATACTTCACAACCTTTTTTAAGTAGTTTTTAGAGTATAATTTAAGTTTTCTATCATAAGGAGTACCTGTATTAACTCGGTTAAATACAATACACGCAATTGAAATGGTTTCTTTCATAATTAATCTTTTTTAGAGGTATAGTTCTCGTTATAAATCTTGATAACTTCTTCAAATTCTTCAATTATACCATCTTTGAATTTTTCATTATCATACTTTTGTTTTAAAATATATTCTTTTATATAATCTGCATAATCAAGTTGTATAGAAATGTTTAAATTATTCTCATCAAACTCAACTTCCTCTTCTTTTTTCTTTTCTTCTTCTTCGAGAGTTAATACAATATCATCAATATAATCAACTGATGCAAATGAACCATTCTCTAATATCATTTCTAATTTACGTCTTAACTTTCTATTTGAAATCAGTAAATTATTTGATATTGAAATATCAATATAATCCTTAGAATTTTTTAATTGGTCTAATTCCTCAACATCTTTTTCACTAATAACTCTATGTTTTTTGAATACTGGTGAGTAATCATTTTCTATAAAAGTAACCTCATCTTCTTCTAAGTCTAATACCGTCATTCCTTTTTGGTCATTATAATCATTTCTATCCATTTGATATAATGAACCAATGAAGGTAAAATTCTTTTGAACTTGTCGTATATGAATATGACCTGAAAATACTCTTTGATATTTACCAAAATCTTCAACATCGATTTTATCAGCATTTCTATGAGCAACCGAGTTTAAGTGCATTTTACAACCATTTAAATCTGAGTGACATAATAGATAATCTCCTGGATTTATAGCAATCTCATTAATCATATCTATTCTTTTTTCAACCCATGGCATTAAAACTACTTTTTTGTCACCAATTTCTAAAGTTTTTGTTCTTTCATATATTGTTATATTATCAATATATCCATATAATCTTATTGAATTTACTTCATTTGATCCTTTGTTAAATAAATCGTGATTACCGACCATAATATGAACAGGTAGTATCTTAGCCAATTCGGTAAGAATCTTTTCTACTTTATTCATTGTAATAATTGGAATACTATTTCGGTTATCAAATAAATCTCCAAGGTGTATTAGAATATCACCTGGTCTAACATTCTCTTTTAAATAAGGAATTACAAAATTATAAAATGTTGACTCCATCATATTCTGCCATTTATCTAAATTATTTAAGTAAATACCAAAATGGGTATCAGTTAACATATATACTTTCATACTAATATTTTATTTTCTATTTATATGAAAAATTATATAATAAGTTAGAAAAAAAGCATTTTTTTATCCTAATATATAGTAGTAAGAGATATTAAAATAATTAATATATAATTTAATAATAACTTAAAAAGTTAACTAAAAAATAATTAAAAACAAATGCCATTACCACATTATACGCAAATCCAAGGTGTAGGTTCACCAGGTGGACCTGGAACACTTCCAGATGAAGTAGTATACCTTAACTTATTTGAGGTAACGTTCATATTACCAGTTCTTTTACAAGCACAAGGTAGAGATCCTATCTTATTGTTACAAAATGCTACTAAAATTAGTATGAATACTACTGAATTTGATGTTTCACAAAAAACTCAAAGGTTCAAGTATTCAACTAGAGTGTTTAATACTACTCCAACTAAAACTGATGGTACATTAGCAATTCCAATTCAAGTAAATGTTAATCAACAAGGTTCTATGGAGAATTGGAATACTATGAAAGCATGGTATGACTTAGTATTTAACTCTCAAAATGGTGCACTTCACTACAAAAGTGATATTATTGGTACTATCATTGTTAACCAACATGATAAAAAAGGTGTTGTATTAAGAAGAATTACTTATCAGAATGTTCAAATAATCAAATTAGGTGGATATGAATTAGACTGGAGTACAAATAACATTATTGAATCTGTTAATGCAGATTTCGTTTATGATTACTTCATTGATGAATATATTGATAATAACTTTACAATTAACCCACCTTTAGTTTCAGGTTATTAATCTCAAATATAATATAATAAAAAAATCCATCATTTGATGGATTTTTTTTATTTTAAAACTTAGGCATTTGCATATTATTTGTCATATTTTGTGCATTTTTCATCATTGAACCGGTATCCATATTAGGCATTGAAGATTGTTGTTGTTCTTCATCTTTCTTTTTCTGGGTTTCTTCTTCGTCAATTATTTCATTTACAATATTAATATTTTCTTCTAACATCCAATAAGGCCATTCATCCATAGATATTTCTTGTGTATGAAAGTGTTTCTGAAGTAGTAACTTATTCTTTAATATATGCTTCAAAGGCATCATGAATAACGAAAATACTTGATGTTCCGTTGGGAAACTGCATTTCTGCGTGTACCTCCGCGCCACATTCACAGGTTTTCTTCAATTCCTTGATACCAAATGTCATTTTACCAACAGCAGCATTTAAAAATTGAAATGATTGGTCATCCATTTGTTCAAATTCAACCAATTTAGCTTTGATACCATCATAAGTAATACTTGTTCTACCACCTAACATAAATGGAATAATCTTTAAGAAAGATAAGTTTGGAGAAACTTTTTCATTATTTTCTTTAATGATATAATCAGTAAATGCTTTTTGTAATCCAATGTTAGGAGGAGTTACTTCAAATACACCACCATTTTTTGTTTCAAAATGATAACATCTAGAAGAAGAATTAAAGAATCTTTCTAATTTCTCATCAAGTTCATGAAAGTGAAAGTTTTTTCTAGTTAATTCAAGTGATACATCATTTCCACAAGTACATTTTGCATCAACTTTAAGTGAGTTACCTTGTTGAAATGTCAATTCTCTAATTAAAAAGATTAAGAATAATCTATCTTGATCTTTAACTTCTAAGAAAGAACCAATTTTACCATCTGGATATTTAATTCTAACACAAGATTGTAACATATCATTCATTTTCTCAACAATATCATAAAAGTTAGTATCATCAACCATAGAATATGCTTGAATTTCTTTTACTTTTGCAGGTCTAACCATAAATAAAGTTCCTGATGGATAGAATCTACCACAAGGTAACTCTCTAATATCACAATTGAAGTATTGTAAATCATCAACTCTACCTACATTCTCCACCACATTATCAGTAAATGAACTATCTGATACAAATGTATTGTTATTTTTTTTACCAGTTTCCATATCACCAAGATGTCTCTTTAAGTAATCCTCTTCGGTTAAATTTTCTTTTTTATTATCTGACATAATTTGTTATTATTTTTTTCTTACTTATTTATATATTGATAAGTTTTACTTCTCTATTATAGTAAATAATATAAACTATGTTTAAAATAAAAACCCCTTAGATTTCTCTAAGGGGTTTTTATTTAATTTATTATGAATTATGCATTTAAGAAACCACCTGCTGCAATAGCACCAGTTCTTAATATTGTAATGTTATTTACAATTATACCCATACCTTTTATTGGTTCTACATAAGTATCAAGAACACCAATTTGGTTATCTATTACATCTGCAGTATTATTCTCATCATCCATTTTGTTAAAGTAGTTGTATAAACCATTCTTACTTACATAAGTCTCACAAATAACATCTGCTCTAAGTTTAATTTCTGCTCTTACATCAGGAGTATTGAACTTCCATTGGTAATCAAGTAACATTCTTGATAATTCTCTTTCAAGTTCAATTAATACTTCTCTAACGTGTACTAAAGAAAGTGCTGATTTATATAGTACTAATGCAGTATTTTCTGTCTCAATAACATATCCTCTATTTCTTTTCAATACAATAGGATTCATTTGTGCAGTATTTAAGAACTCAATATCAGTTGGATCGAAATCAATTTCAAGTCCCGCAATATTAGTAACTCTACCATTTGTAACACCCGCTGCAATTGTCCAAGGTGTAACTGAACTAATGTTAGAAATATGTTTTCTAATATAAGTAGTTGCAACATAAGATGCAGGTGGGAAATCTAATGGTCTTCCGTTATCATTTACAGTGATGTAAGGAGTAAAGTAACCAACACAAGTTGTACCAACACCTTCACCAAATGAATACAAGAATGCAGGATTACTCTCAGGATCTCCTCCTTTTGCAATAAATTCTACTTGTAAAACACCTTCTGAGTTAACAAAACTTGGTGATGATGAATTTTTGAATGCTCTAATTGATGGCATGTTTAAGAAACCAAACACATCTAGTCTTTCTCCACAAATATCAACCAATTGTTGTTTAGATCTTTCAACTAATCCTAATCCGAATGAGTCAATTAAATATCTAAAGTCAAATGCTTCTTTATTAATCAATGATTTAAATAATGGTGTACCTTTGGCAACTAAGTTCAAAACTTGATTTTGTTTAGCTTCTGTACCATCAGGCATAGATGCTTGTCTAATTCTAAATCCTTTCATCGCAATTGCTTTATATGTTGTAGCATATTGATCAATTGATGAATATCTTGTTGCTTGATAATCTCCGTTATAACCACTTAGTGCGATTTTCGCATCACAACTAATTTCAGATAATGTTGTATCACCAACGTATTGTCTTTTACTCAAAACTCTTGTAAGTTTTCTTGCAACTTGACCAACTTCTAATACCACATCTGTAGTGTCGGCTTCTAAGAAATCACCAACTTTTAATTCAGTGTATCTTGAACCATTAACCAATATTTTATTAGGAACTTGAATATAACCTGTAGGTAATTCAATTTCAATAGTTTCTTTCAAGTTAGATTTTGCAGATTGAACATAAATAGTATTACACGATAAAGTATCTACTGATTCAGTACTTGACAATAAAATGTCTTTAAACCCAACATTTAAGTTTCCGATTGTATCTAAGTACATTCTCAAATAATGTTTAACATCATAGTCATAAAATACACTTACACTTGTTAAAGTTTCGGTAGTAACATTTTGAGAAACCTCATAAGCATAATAACCTGTGTAACCAAGTGATGTAGCCAATTGACTTGAATTTTCAATAGTTGCAGTATTATCAGTTATAGTAAACGTACCAGTATTTAATGATGATGTTGGAAATATTATATTCTCCAATACATTCAAATCTACTACATTATTAAAACTAACACCATCAAATATGATATAATTATGTCCTGCATATACTGAAGTTACAGAAGTCGCAGTTTCACCATTTATGAATACAACACCAACAGTTTCTCCAGTTTGTGCGTAAATATTAGCATCTCCATTATTATCTAAATACAATCTATTATTGTAGAAGAAATCTCCAGTATTTATATTTCCATTATAGAAATCTAAATAGAAATTTGAATATTTAGAAACAACACCAGTTGTTGTAGTTGTAACCAAATCGGTAGTCAACATACCATCAGTACCTAAGATAAATTCATTATCCTCTGTATAAAATACTAAGAATCCTTTTAGTATATCATCGATGTTAATAATATTAGTATTTAAAACAAATGATTTATTAAAACTTGTACTTGTTATTATATTTGTTATTGTTGTATCTTCTAAACTATACTTTTTATAATCAGTTGAATTTGTTAACATTGTCACCTTAGATTTATTAATACTATCAAGTATTGATACTAATCTATTGAACATTTTAAATCTTCTATATTGTTCATAATTTGATGTGTTATCAGAAACAGTATTTGTACCAGTAAATTCAACTTTAAATGATTTTGTAAATCCAGTAGGTGAGGTTACTTCAGTAACTGAATAATCAGTATTTAATAAAATATCACTGAATCCATTATCATCAACAGTAACATCAACCATAGAAAATGTTGCACTAGATGTACTACCAACAAATAAACCAGAGTTAATATTAAATCCTAAATATCCAAGTACAATATCAGTTGTAGAAACACTTGGTTTAACACCTTCTACAAAACTATCTACTTTTTTAATTTCACCAGTATTGTCTAAAACAAATGCAGAATAATAAGAAGCAGTAGTTGATTTATTTATATAATCAGATGCATTTACTGTCAATGAAGTAGTTGCACCAATTGATATATAGTTACCAATAATAGCATATGCCATATCATCAACACCATAAGTTATTGTTGTAGATTGTGTCGCTGAATAATCCAAAACAGAAGTTCTAGAAACACCATAAACAGAACCTTCACCAAACCAACCTGTTCTATATTCAATATTACTCAAAATAACACCTGTATCAGTTGGTACTGAACCAAATACGTGATTTGGTTGACCATAGTATGAAAAACTTGCACCACCAAATAATGATGTAACATTACCAGGTAAATCTAAAGGAACTTGAGCAAAGTCAACATTTTCAGATATTTTTTCTTTATAAGATAAGAAATCAATTTCTGTTTCTGAAGTACCAACAAGTGTATTACCAACAAGGTCAACTAAACCTGTATAGAAATCTTTTTCAATTAGTTCTGCATTAAATGAACAGAATAAACCAGTTGTGTCGGTATCTCTATTAATTGTTGTTTCGATAAATATATTTCTACCATTTAAATCTCTAAAATATGGAATAAGTGACAATCCTTCGTAGTAAGATAAAAGTGTTATGTTTCTATCATTTGCGAAGTTTCTTAATTGTTCTTTAATTAAACCTTGTGCATTAAAATATGCTGACCATCTTGTATCAACAGCTAATTCTTGGTAGTTTGACCAATCACCACCTACAATAACAACATCAACCATATAGTCTGATGCATAATCTGATGAGCTTACATAAGCTGGCATTTTTTCAGTAGAACCATACCATTCAAGTAATGTTCTATCGAATCCTGTAACCGCAGTTTTAACAACAAATACAGTAATGTATCTGTCAGATAAGTTAGTAAAACCTAAAGCCCTCTCAGTATATCCTACATCTCCTTTAGTTAAATTAATAAAAGATTCAGTATCTCTTTTCCAGAAACCAGTAGTGTCGAAAAATCTTCTATAAGGTCCTTCTCTTTTTATATCATTTTTATTAAATGATGATGTAGATAAAGATTTATATTCGATTTTATCTAATGTATCATCTGTTAATAACAAGTTCATTGCATAAACAGGAGTTGTTTCCAACATTTTTGATACAGTTCTGTGAAAGAAAGATCCCTTTCTCTCTAAATTTCTATCTAATTGACCGAAAACTGCTTCTAAATCAGTAACATTTGTTAGTCTAATTGGTGTATTAACTGGTCCTTTTTTAGAAACACCAATAACAAGGTTAGTTATTCCTTCTGTAACCGATGTACTAAACACTGACTTATCAATTTCTTCGATGAAGATACCAGGTCTTTTGTATTTTCCAATTTGAATTGCCATATTTTTATTTTAATTTTTTATTTTAATGTATATATTAAAAGAAAAAAACGATATTTTTTCTATTTTTGATTAACATTAGATATTTTTGTAATATATTCCTTCATATCATTCTCCAATTTCAACATTTTATCTTTGTGTTCTTTATCTTTAATGTTAAAATCATTTTGAGTTTTATTAATATTAGTTACTTTATCAAGCATTCTTTTTGTAATCTCCGCTATCTTAGTAGATAATATTTGTTTTGTATTTGGATCAGTTGTTAATCTTAATTCCACTTGAAAATCATCAAGTTTAACTTTATCATTAACATTATCTTCTCTCATCTTATCCATATCTCTATTCAATCTAGCTAAGTAAGTATAATCAACAAGAAAAGGATTTCTATCTGGTCCGTTCTGAACATCAGTACTACCTAGTATTTTAGTCAATTCCGACTCGATTAAAGAAGGATCTTTAGTTTTTGTATAAACTGCATCAATTAATGGTTTCTTAGTCTTATATTCAGCCAATTGCTTTGTAAGTGTTTCCATTTTTTCCTTAGCCATCTTTACATCAGGAGTATCTGTATTAAGAACATCAAATGCTTCAAATTTCTTTAAATACTTCATCATTATACTAGTTTTGATATTGGTTCGAAATCATTGTTCTCACCATATTTTTTATTAACCAATTCAGCAACATTTCTAGTACCACCAACTGATGTTTTTGTACCGGCAAGTCTATCAGTATCACCAATTGAATATAAAGATTTATCAGTATCATTTCCTAACCAACTAACCAAAGTAGGTTGTATTACTTTTGTTTGTGTAGTTTTACCCACAGTTACACTATTTAACTCAACTTTACTATTTACTAAAAGTTTTTTAAAATCCTCTAATTTCATTTTACTATATCTTAATAAATAATTACCGGCATCTCCTTTTGGAGAACTAACCATCGTATTTAATGCCTTTATAGTCGTACTACCTTGTGCATCAATGTATTTCTTGAAAAAGTATATTGATGTACAATATGATATATTTACATATCCACCTGCAATACCTTCAACAAAAATATAAATAGTTCTATCGTTATCATCTTCTTTACCTTTTACTTGTAATATCTTATTAGTGAATTTATTATTTTTAATATCTTCATTAGTAGTCAAATCAGAATTTTTTATAAATGATAATTCAACTTCTTTAATATCAGAAGCATTAGTCGCATTTACCTTTTCATCATTACCAATACTCAACTTAGTAGTTGGTGGTACGGCATCAGGTCCAAAATAGTCATCTAAAAATTTCTTTTGAGCGCCTTCTTTATATAATTTTTCACCATCTAATAAATTAGTTATCAACCTTCTAAATATTGCACCAGCACCCTCAACTAGTTTGTTACCAATTAGAATCTTGGTATCTTTACTGAAAATAGGTTGATATTTTCTTTGTTTTAGTATATCAAGTACCGCATCTTCCCAGATATTAAATGTTTTGTTATTTCTGTATGGACCATCTGAAGTCCCACTATTACCACTAGCATTCCCACCACCAAGTGGAGTATATTCATTATAAACACTTCTAGACACAACACCACCACTTCTACCACCTGGTATAACATTAGTAGTGTGTAATTTATAAGCTCTATTGAATAATTTTAATATTTCTATTATCGGATCAATTGAAAGAACCAATTTATCATTTTTAACATTTTCTAAATTACCCTCGATTTTATCTATCTCAGTCTTATCTATGGCAAATGCAGCATAATCTATTTTCTCATAGAAATAATCTTTTATCTTTTGAACTCTACTATCATCAGGTTTACTTGTTTCAAGACTTTTATCATCATCAGTTACTTCCTCTGTTGATACCGGTTTAGAAAGTTGTTTAGTTGTTGTAACAAAGTCTTGTAAAGGAACTTTTAAGTCACCTAAACCACCATATAGATTCTGACCATCAAATTGCAATGCTCTTTTTATAAATCTTGCAATTTTCTCAGCAACTATCGTTAGTTTTCTTTTATCTGTTAAAATTTCAATACTTTCTTTGAATAAAGGATCTTTTTCTTGAATTGTTGCTTTTTTATCACCAATTAAATATCTATTTATTTCTTTATAAAGATCTTTAATTATTTCTTTATTTTTAGAATCAACTGATTTTGCTATAATATCATTAATAAAAATAGAATCAACTCCAATACCTTTTTCTTTAGGTGAAATTAAAACTTCAATATCTTTTTTAAGTTTTGAATATGCTTGTGTTAAATGGTCTTCTGTACCAACAACATTATTTCTATCTATATTAGCACCTGGTTTATTACCAAGTGGATTTTTTCTAACTTCTGGTGTAGTAGGATTTTTATATTGTGCCTCAGTTAAATAATTCACAAAATCATTAAATCTAAATACTTCAGATTCTGTAGTCATTAGAGTTAGTTTTGATTTAAGTACTGATTGAGGTACTGAATCTGGTTTATATGTTTTAGTAGGAACATCTCTGAATATAATAAAGGCATTAGGTTCTTCTATTTTAGTAACTTTAACTACTTTACCATTATATAAATATTCTTTATTAACTTCAATTTGAATTTTTGTATTTAAAGTAACACCTAATTGTACTTTTTTATAATTACTTAAAATAAGAGCCAATGCCTTTAAATTTTTAATCATAAGAGGGTACATAGAACCTGGTGGATTATTTTCAGGAGTAGTTACTTCACTTTCCGGTGTAGAGCCATCTTTGAATTCCAATAAGAATTTTCTCCATTCTTCAAGTTCTTGCAATAATTTAGTTTTTTTATCCTCTTCAATTTCTGCCTTTTCAACATTAGAAATAGTATCATCAGTTATCGAAATTAAAATATCAACTTCTTTACCCCCATCAACAGCATCCTTTAACTCTTTAAGAAGTGCGAATATTATAACTCTAGCAACATCTTTTTTAGAATCTTCATTTATTCTACAAGATTCTAAAATTTCATTAAATTGGTCAGTTAATCTTGGTATAAGTCTTTTTATACTCATTATATTTATACCAATGCTTGCTTTTCTAATAGTGGCCATTATTAATCTACCAAGTAGTGAATCACCCCAAGGAATATCATTTTCAAAAGGTCCTGATCTAGTACCTGCCTCTTCTTTTATTAAATTTTCAATTTTTGTATATTTAGACTTATTTAAAAAATCCTCTCTTCTATTAAGATATTTCATATTAATTAATATTTTTATTGAGGTATATATTAAATATTATTTTTCTAAAAAATACTATTTAATATTAAAAAATGTTGTATATTTGTATAACAAAATAAGATAAGTATATGAAATTCAATATCGATAAAACAATTTGTATCAACTTAGAAGTAGTAAATGATCAACAACTACTTGCTATTGCATTGACTTATAACTTTAATTTCAAAGATCTTATTAAACTTAAAAATGATAAGATAAGTAAAATATGGTTTGAAATTAAATCAGAAGATGATTTTTCAATTCTTGCAATATTTAGTAATAGTTCACTTACTTTCTTATACGAAAATGGAAAATCATATTCAGATGATGATAGTTTAATATACTATGGTGGTTTAACTAAGAAAGAATATATTAAATTTATGAATATCATTCCTATTAAAACACCTAAGATGCCTAAACATCCTATGGCTTTAATTTCTTATGAAAACTATCTAAAAGAAGGTATATATGATATAGAAACTAAAAGTATGAACAATACTTTAGAAAGTAAAAATATCGATAAAAGAATTAAAGTAATTAATTTAGATAATTAATTTTTTATCAAAGAAATATATTGTATATTTGTATAACTAAAAAGATAAAAGACTATGGCCAATTTTAATAATATTAAATGTATTGATTTGACAGTGTATACCTATGATAAATTAAATGAAATTGGTATAGGTCTAAAATTAGCCAAACCATCATTATTAGGTGAAAATAAAAAAATTGGTATTAGTAAAATATGGTTTGATGTTGAAAATGGTAATGCAGTTATAGCATATACAGTAAAAGGTAGTGAAGAAATTCTTATTGCGGATAACTTCTTTGATTCTTTAAAAAGTATTAAACCAGTTACATTTGTCATACAAGATAAACCAAAACCTGAACCTAAAATTGTACCAGTAACTGAAAAAATAGAATTTGACATTGATACTATACTAGATAAAATCGGACAATATGGTATAGATTCAATAACTAAAGAAGAAAAAAACTTCTTAGATAAAAATTATTAAAATATTTTTAAATAAAAATTATAAAAAACCAGATATTATGTCTGGTTTTTTTTATTTAAAATATTTTTAATTTTTCAATCATCAAAATTTCAAAAAAAACGATGATGTGAAAATATTAGTGAGAAATAATATAAAATATATAAGACATATAAATTAAGAATACTAATGGGGATAATAGAATTGAAATACAACGATAAGTCTATCACAACAAAATCTGAAATTTTAAAAAAGTTACAAGAAGAAGAACTCTATTGGTTAATAGATTCTGAAGTCGAGTCTGCTATTGTAGAAATTAAGAAACATACTGTGATATGGCACGAAGGTATTTTTAAGTTTGGTAATTGGAAGTACGGAATATTTAAGAATGGTGGATTCTATGGTGTCTGGGAAAATGGAATCTGGGAAGATGGGGTCTTTAAGGGAACCTGGAAGAGTGGGGTAAAACTACTCTAATAAAAATAATGATTTATTGTTATGAGAAAGAGAAAAACTTTAGTTGAAAAAATTGGAACTAAAATTATATTTAACGACGATACAATAAAAATTAGCACAGAAGGAAATGAATGGTTTTTTGAAATTGGAACAGAATTAACAACAGATATTACAGAAGCAGTTTCTATATTAATGAGAGGAGATGGTGATGGACAAGTATGGAATATTGAAATTAAAGGAATAAATACTGAAGAAATAACACCACAGAAGAGTTTATATTGGCTAACTGGTGGTAATAAAGAATGGAAAAGTTTAGATAATTATAATAAGCCTTGGTGTGATTGTTATTTAGAATTTCAAGAAGAATTTGGATTTGTAATTATCAATTCAGTAAAAAGAGCAAAAACAATAGGTGATATTAGAGATTACTTTATACGAAATATCAATCTACCTGTTTTATATGACTTTGCATTAAGTAAAAATCTATTAAGATAATATAATAAAACCTATCAAAAGATAGGTTTTATTTTTTTAATATATAGTCTATGGAAAAGAAGTGTAATAAATGTAATTTATTAAAGGATATTAACCAGTTTCAGATTGATAAGAAAAGAAAGGATGGATTAACATATTCATGTAAATCTTACTTAAAAGAATATAGAAATAATTACTATATTATCAATAAAGAAGTAATAAAATCGAAAAATAAAGAATATTATAAAGAGAATAAAGAAAGTATAGATAAGTATAAAGAAAATTGGTACTTAGATAATAAAGATAATATTCTACAAAAAACGAAAGATAACTATTTTACAAACAGAGATTCTAAAATAGAATATCAAAAGATATATTCAAATAAAAATAAAGATATTCTAAGAGAATATTATTCAAAATATTCAAAAGAAAAAAGGGAAAATGATATTTTATATAATATATCTTGTAAAATTAGAAATTCTATTAGAAATTCTATTAGAAATTTTGGACATAGTAAAAAAATAGGAACACATGTAATACTTGGTTGTTCTTTTGAAGATTTCAAATTACATCTAGAATCTAAATTTGATTCTTGGATGACTTGGGAAAATAGAGGATTATATAATGGTGAGTTAAATTATGGTTGGGACATTGACCATATAATTCCACTATCAAGTGCCATAACAGAAGATGATATAATTAGATTAAATCATTATACAAATTTACAACCATTATGTAGTTATATAAATAGATATATAAAAAAAGATAAACTAAATTATGAGAATATCTCACTTCTTTGACTTAAATACCTTAATAACAACGAATAGTAAAGTTTGGATAGTTGATAAACTAAATCCTAATGAACCGATATTGAGAATACCTAAATCTGAATTTAATCTTATTAAAAAAGGAATTTATAGAAAAGATGGTATTAAGTTTGAAATATCAGGTGAGATATACTGGATGAGTGAAGACTTGATAAATAAAATTAAAATTAAATGTAAGAATAAAAAGTTAGATATATCCAATCTATCATTTTCTATGCAAGAATTTATGAATAAAGATATTATAGAGTCGAATGACTTTACAATACATTTAGAACATATACAACATCTTAAAAATACCAATGATGATATATATATTATTTGTTCTAAAAATACTAAAAATAATTATGAACTAATAATTTCTAAATTGGAAGAAAAATTGGAAGAAATTGGACTAAAAATTAAAAACTTTTATTTTATATCAGAAACTTTTTACAATAGAAATGAAGATGATATAAATAATAAGAAAGTTAAATTATTAACTCAACATTTAGTAGGATTTAAAACGGAAGGTAATAAATTTTCACATACGGAAATAACAAGATATGATACTATATCTTTCTATGATGATGAAGATAGAGTTACAGAGTTGGCAAAGAATGTTAATAATGTTTTACAATTTCTATTATCAAATTCAGAAGAATTAGTTAAGGAAAGAATTAAAGAGGTTATTAAAAACAATGAGTGTGTTCTAATTATAAATAAAGTAACATTTAATAAGGTTAATCTATTTATACAAACTAAAATACAACTACAATGGCAAAACTTAATCAAAAAATTTGAAAGTTTTGTATTTACAAATATTAATAAGTAATATATAATAAAAAATAATAAATAAAATGGATTTAAGTAATGAATGGTTAAGAAGAGATGTCGGTACAGTATCGGTTTATTATGGATATTCTAGAAATGTTACAAGTACTGATTCTGATAGAAGTTGGTCAATACTAAAAATATCAACAGTTGGTACAGTAGATAGTGTTTCTTGGAATGATAATTCTAAATTGGAATATATTGGAGTATGGAACGATAGAGTGGCAAATTTTACTACTCCAACCGGATCATTAGGAATTACATATAGTAAAACCGTAGGATCTTTTAACACAGTAAGTATAAATTCATCTTGGTCTTATTTAACTGGTGTAAATACTTATAAAATATCAGTAACCGACCAAAATGGTGTGTTATATAATTCAATGGGTTCACCATTTTTGAATAACTATGCAACCGAAAGTGAGAGAATAACTACTATAGTAAAAGGTGATAATAGATTTGTTTTTAATGGAACATCAGGAATGACATATTCATTTACTTTAACAGGTGTAAATCCAGTAGGTTCATCTGCATCAACAGTAACAATAACAACATAATAGAAAATAGTATAGTAAAAAAGAGTTGATATTTTATATCAACTCTTTTTTATTTTTTAACTCCAACAAATATATGTGATCGTCTTGTTACACTCCAAGTTATATTACTGGTCGCACCATAAACTGTCTTTAAAGTATTTCTTAAAGTATTATTGACACCTGTTGCGTCCCAAGTTGCAATAATTACAGTATATCCTACCGGAACTGAAATTAAATCGGATGATAATAAATCACAATTTACATTTATATCACCGTATGTATCATATGTATTAATACTAACAGTATTTCCAATTGAGTCGATTACTACAAGAGTATGTCCTCTATGCATATTAACAGTATCACTTGCAACAGTATTTCCATTAACTTTTATATAACCACCATAATTAGGATTAGAATTAAGATTCGTAGATTTAACTTCGATTAAATTTCTTTTTATCATTCCACTATATGTTATAATATCACCATTATTTTCATAAAATGAAAAAGTATTGTCTCTTTCATTACCTATCTTTATATCTAGTATATTATTTAGTCGACTACCTTTAATTTGACTAACATTTAATAATCCTTTATTTAATCTCATTTATCTCATCTTATTTTATTTACATATATATATATTAGTATTTACTAATCCTTTTTTTGAATCATTGCATTTTTAATCATATCATTAAGTGATCTGTTATCTATAATATCACCATTTGGTTTTTCATCTTCTTTTAAATCTTCTGCTCTTTTAACATCCGGATTTTCAATTTCATTATAACCTAAATCTTTTCTTAAATTTTTATAAAATTTTTCAAGTTCAGTTCTTTGTGTAGATAAAAATTTACCATTTTCCCTAATTTGACCAATTGTTTGATTAACAACCTCATGCATTCTAGCTGAGTTATCACCATTATCAACTTGTCTTAGTTGAGATAAAAAGTTTTTTCTTGTCATTTTAGAAAGAAATATAGCCTCAGCATACACCAAAGCATCTTCTCTCATTTTATTTTTAATATATGAATGTTCTTTTAATTGTGGAATATCACTTAGATATAAGTCAACTAATGACTCTAATACATCCATTGATTGATGAGTAGATACAGTTATATCCGCATCATAATCATACATTTCAATTTCACCTAAATCAGGCAAATCCTCAGGACGTGCAAGGTGTCTGGATATATCAAATTCATTGTTTTCAGACTGTATTTGATCAAACTCATCTTGTAATCTAGTTCTTTCTTTATCACTCTTTGACATAGTAGAAGGTTTTTTACAATATATATAAAAAAAATATTGTCCGTTATGGCAAAAGAGATAGTAGAAAAACAAATGATATTCACTACAAAGTTTGTAGATGAGGCATCAAATAAGATAAATGATGGTATTGTTATAAAAAGATACCAAAATCCTTGGTTAAAAAGTGAGGTTGGACTAAGAAGAGCAGGTGTCTCGTTTAGAATGTCACCTGATGAACAAGCAGAATATGTTAGATGTGCAGTAGATATACATTATTTTACCGAGATGTATTGTAAAGTTAAAACAGAAGATGGCTCAGTTGGTAAAATAGTACTTAGAGAATATCAAAAAGAAATATTAGATAACTTTGTAAATAGTAGATTTACAATACTTATGGCGAGTCGTCAGGTTGGTAAAACAATATCTGCATCAATCTTCATGTTACATACAATTCTATTTAGTAATGATAAAAATATAATGATTGTTGCGAATAAGGGAGATACTGCAGTAGAGATTGTAGATAAAATAAAATCCATCTATTCGTTATTACCATTTTTTTTAAAACCCGGTATTAAAACATGGAATCAAAAATCATTAACATTTGAAAATGGTTGTAGAATAAAAACATCTGCAAGATCTAAAACACCAGCAATTGGTTTTACCATTGATGTACTTTACTTAGATGAGTTTGCACACATTCCATCAAATATTATCGAACCATATTATACTGCTGCTTATCC